TGGAGCGACAGCGATCTCGCTCGAATATTAAGGATAATCGAGGGGGCCAGCGTTCCCGCTTCAAGCCGAGATATCGTTAGTTGTCTGACGAAATGCGATGTGGTTACCAAATCGCGGGACATGGGGGATCAGGACGCCAAGGGCCGAATGGCGGTTTTTTGTGAGGACCTCGCGGAGTTTTCAGCCGATGCGATTGAGGCCGCATTTGCAAAACATCGCCGGATGGAAAAATGGCGGCCTACGGTCTCCGAAATACGCGAGCGCTGCCAGGATGAGATGCGGTTTCGGCGGTCCATAAAATCAGAACTTGAGCGCGAGCAAAAAAAACGGAGGATGAAATGAACCGGCGCGAGAAAACAGAATGGCTGGCCGAGAAAATCCACGCGCTACAGGGGCAGTGCCAAACCTGCCGACAAACGGAGCTGGGTTGGGCGGTGGCAAGCGATCACGCAGAATTAATGCGGGAGGATTTTAGGCGCCGCGCCGAGGAAATAATGACAGGATTGAGGGAGAAAGCGTAATGGGTTTTGATCGATCATGTGGAGATTCGTTGGTTGAGGCGATTGTTGAAAAGCATCGGGATCGCGCTAGACAAGGCCGTCGTCGGTTCGGCGGGACAATGCGAGAAAACAAAATGCCGACTCGCAGACTGATTCAGGAGGCAATCGAGGAGGCTCTAGACCTCGCAGTTTATTTACAATTCGCCCTCGAAAAAATAGAGCTTGCCGAACCGACGGCGAAAACAAATGGCCTTAGCGGATCGTTCGGCGTTCGAGCAAAAAAAATAGTGGAGGTCGTTGGCGACTATTTTGCGGTTCCGCCCGAAGCGATTATGGGGCCTCGCCGTCATCGCAAAACATCTCAAGCGCGCGCCGTGGCAATGTTTTTGATGAGGGAGAAAACGCGATGGACGCTGGCGGAAATTGCGCGATACTTTGAACGCGATCACACAAGCGTCGTGTATGCCGTGCGAAAGGTCGAGGAACGATGCGAGTGGACAGATCTCAAAGAGGACATCGTCGCGGTCCGCCAGCAATTGGAAATGCAATGACAAAACGCAAATGGGAAAAGATCGCCGAGCGGTTTCTGGGGTCGGCACATGCGCGCTGGGAGCTTTGCTCGGAAGCCAAAATCAGCATTAGGGAGGCGCGAGACAAATATGATCGGGGCTACGTTGAGATGGCGCAGCGTCGATCTGGATCAAGAATGGAGTTGCTGGTCATCAAGCGCGCTAATCGTCATCCGCCGCGCCATTATTTTTCCCGCATGCACATGACCTACGAGCAAGCGGCGTTGATTGGAAAATGGGATGCCGCATGAAAAAACCCTCCAAAAAAACCTCTCAAAAATCGTTGGCTCCCCCTGAAACGATGGTTGAAACGAAAGAGCGATCCCAGCATTCTCCAGTGGTGGATATGGCGGTAAAAGCGACATCAGGGAAAGGCGTTCGGAAAGTGCGGCGTGTTCTATACGAGCACGTTCTCGACGTTTTGCTGCACCGATCGCTGATAAACTATTCGCAGCATGAGGCGGGCATCCGAGTCCGCCATTTTGGGGAGATGGCCCAACTCCATTCGCGTGTTATCGCGAGGTATGATCAATCAAGCGGCGAGCAAGCGGGGCCGGAAGCCGAGGCGCACGCCCGTGAAATGATTCGCGACGCGCTGGACGGTTTGAATCGGCGTGAAAAATCCGTGCTTATCGGAACATGCGTTTACGGCGAATGGCCTGGGGTCTGGGCCATCCGCCGAGGGTGGAAAATAAACAAAAGCCCCCCCATCGACTCGTTAAGAATCGCCTTGGCTGATGTCGCTCGCCGTTGGCGGATCTCGCAATAACCAACGTTGGCGTTGAATCGGGGTCATCATTTCCAGGGCGTCGAGCAAATCGATCCACCGGCCCACAGAATTGCGAAACCCGTAACTGATCGTCCGCAAAGCAACACCGCATCGGTCTGCTAATTGCTGTTGAGTGATCCCAATCCAGGCTAGACGTTGTGGTGGGCCGTAATTTGTCATGATTTTTCCCCCTGTGTGACGTGCGACTTTTGGGCGGCTTCCAGTTTTCGGATAACAAGATTGAATCGTTTGGTGCTGGTTTTGACGACAAACGCCTTGGCGCGAGGGTGGCGTTTAAGGGCGTCGTCGTTGCAGTAGGAATGGGTGATCTTTATCGCCCCCGCCGAGGCGTCTTCTAATTTGCGGCCCAATTCGCTGATCGCGTTTTTCCTGTTTCGCCCGGCGCCGGTTTGGAAATCCCCGCGCAGCAAATACGGGCGTCCGGTTTTTGCGCTCTCGTTGCGGATATAAAAAAGCGCGTTTATCACGACCTGCCTGATCTGGTGTTGTTTTTTGTTGATTGTGATGGTTTTCATGATTCGTCTCCGATTTGGCTATCGATGTATCTGATTGATTGTTCAACGCCGTCCATAAGGTCGTCTAGGCCGTTGCCAACGTCGGCAAAGCACTCGCCGGGCATCCCGATGGCATGACCAAAATGCCGGTTTAGCGCGTGGGCTTTCCGCGCGACCTCCTGCATGGACTGGAGCAGGTCTTCGTAGGCAGCGGCTTCGGCCTGAAGGCTTGTGCTTTTCCCGCAGGAATCAAACTCCATTGGTCGGCCCGATGGGTTCCACGTCACGCACGGGGCGTGAGGCGCGAAGTAGCCTTTGGCAAAATGCTGTACAAGATCGAGCGTGTCCCGGTGAATAAAATCCCCGGCGGCGGAATGAAGCAGGATCATCCCGTTGACGTCATTTGACGCATAAATTGGCTTTCTTACCGGGGTGGCGCTCGGCAGGTCCCGGATTGCTTTGTTTAGATATTCAATCTTTTCGATAACTTTTCGCTTCGATTCAGCGGACCGATGGTAATTAATTTCGTCAATCATTTTGTCTCTCCTGGGTTGGTTTTCCGGGCGCGTCGTCCCGCAAGACCAATATACGTAACTGGTTGCGTGTATGCAACTCATTTCCTAAAAAAAACGACACCGGCATCCATAAATCTTTGTGGCGCAAATAAGGGCCGCAAATATGAGCCATGACAACGGGCGAAATAGCCGAGCGAGAATAAATTGTGCTTGCTCAAAAAGAATTCATCCTGTAACTGAGGTTTATCTCCACAATCACGCTTTAAAAGCCTTGGCCCGGCCAGGGCCGCGAGCATTGGATGTACATGCCCTTGGATGCCGACATGGAAACAATCGAAATGGGCGAGGCGCGCGTTGTAATGCGCGAGACAGATGAAGACTGCAAGGTCGCTATCCTGGCCCGGTTCCCGACATCAATAGACGCCGAGGAATGGATGGCTCCGCTGTTTGCGGCTGAAGAAGCCGTGAGTGTCCACTAATGGCACAGGGCCTGATGTCCTTTTCGCAAGGGCGACGCGGAAACGCGCCGTCGCGTCCGCGAGACATCAAAGGCAATAATATTGTCGGCGGGCTGATGAAGTTCGGGAAGGACAACCCCTGGGAGGCGGGCTTGGCTGCGGCGAGTTTGGCCCCGGTGCCGGGCTTGTCCGATGTCGCGGGTTTCGCTGGCGACGTTATGGGAATGGTTAAGCGTCCCGAAGATCGAACCTGGACGAACGCTGGGCTGGCTGCCGCCGGTTTGGTCCCAGGCATCCCGGCGTTGAGCGCGCTTACATTTGCGGGAAGAGGGGCGAGGACAGCCGATATCCCGCAATTGGTTCGGGCGCAAAAAATGGAAACCGCCAGGGCTCCTCGGGACAAAATCTGGCAGGAAACCGGATGGGGCCGAGGCGCTGACGGTGAGTGGCGGTTTGAGATTGATGACAGCAAAGCGATTGTAGACCCGTCTGGGGCGTCAGTCCGGGCGGCGAAATCGCAAAAAGTGATCGCGGAGGAAATGTATGAGCCGCTATTGGCCGCGAGGATGGCGCAAAATGAAAGCATCCCAATCGCCGATGCTATCAAGGCGATTGAAAAAAAACGGGGAATGAAATTTACGGATACTCAGCGAGTGTCGGCTGATAGAAATCCATGGGCTTTGCAAGAGATACAAAATAAAGCGGACACGGCGTGGCCGGGTGATTTTAATGTGTTTCGCGCCGACGAGTCGAAGGTGGTTGACCATCCGGGGCTTTTAGCGGCCCATGAAGACGCGAAAGATGTGATGATTAGGCGGGTCGATAGCGACAAAATGGGAGGGGCAAAGGGCAGTTATCAAGAAGACGTAAAAGAGATAAGGCTGGACAAGGATCTGAATTATGGGGGCGACCCCAACTGGTCGGAAACGTCCACGGGGATGCACGAAATTCAACACTATTTGCAGGGCCGAAACAATTTTGCGCGCGGCGGGAATCTTAGCTCTAGAGGCAATATAGTTGAGGCGGCACAAGCAGAAAAAAAGGGTCTGGAGCTTGCCATCCCTTTTGCAAAAAGCACTCGTGAGCAGATGGCGGCGGGAGAGGCGGCTGGGACGTTTCAGCGTCTGGATAAGCTGTCAAAAACAGATAGGATCACGCCCCGAGACGTTATGGGGCTGTCAACATGGTATAAATACTCCCACAAAGTTACGGCGGCCCTTGGCCCCATGCCAAAACGATCAGGCCCTGATCAAAAAAAATGGCTGCGATCTGCCGCCGGAGAGCTTCGAGATCATGTGGACGGAGAGATCCCCTCTCCGCTAAAGTTTTTGACGGGGCTGTCAGCCAAGGATCTAAAGGATGAAAGAAAGCAATTGCTTACAAGGGGCGCTAAAGGGCTTGAAGGCGAGCGAAAAGTAAACAAGGCCGACGATTTAATAAAGCGAGTCCGAGGGCAAAGTGATTTTGAGACTTATCAGCAAATAGCGGGCGAAGTTGAAGCAAGGAACGTCCAAAAACGACTTAATTATTCAGCGGACAAACGGAGAGAGGTCCCCCCATGGGACACCGAAGACGTTCCGCGCGAGATGCAAATATCCATGGGCCGAAAGGGGCTGCTCAATTTCTAGGCGGCCCAAATGGAATTAAACGGCCCTATAAAAAACAAGGCACAAAAATGGCGGGACGTGGCAGACCGGCGCATCAGCCGACCGATAAGGACCGTGCGATCGTTTGGGAGATGTCCGCGTTCGGCATCCCGCAAGACCGGATCTCCCGGTCAATGGGGATTAGCGAGGACACGCTCCAGAAATATTACCGCCAGGAACTGGACGTGGCGACGGATGATGCGGTGACCACGGTGGGTCGTAACCTCTATCGGATGGCAAATGGCGACGGGAAAGAGGCGCTGTCCGCGTGCATCTTTTTCCTGAAAACGCGAGGCGGATGGCAAGAGAAACCGGAGAAAGGCGAACTAGGGGGAAATGCGGGCACACTCACAATACGATGGGAAGACGAGCGCGATAGTCTTGCCATATCGGCCACGGGCGGCCCAGTCGGAGTTACATCGAAGCCTTAAACGGTTCTCCGTTCTTGTTTGCCATCGCCGATTTGGGAAGACTACGTTTGCGGTGAATCATGCGCTGCGCTCGCTGTTTGAGGCCGGACGCAAAGGTCAACGCTACGCCATTGTGCTGCCGCTATACCGGCAAGCGAAAGCGGTCGCGTGGGATATGCTCAAAGATTACAGCCGAGTGATCCCGTTTGCGACGTTTAACGAAGCCGAGCTTCGCGCGGATTATGGAGATTTTGGTCGGATACAATTGTTCGGCGGCGACAATCCCGACACGCTGCGAGGTCAGGGTTTTGACGGCGTGGTGCTAGACGAGGTCGCGCAAATTGATCCGAGATTATGGGGCGAGGTGATCCGGCCAGCACTGGTTGACCGAAAGGGCTGGGCCGTTTTCATGGGGACGCCGCGCGGCCAGAACGCATTTTATGATCTGGTCACACAGGCCGAGGAGCCGGAAAACGCCGACGAGTGGATGGTCTCAATCCGCAAGGCGTCGGAAACCAACATTGTGCCGGAGAGCGAGCTTGCCGCTGCTCGCCGCCAGCTAACGCGAGAGCAGTATCTGCAAGAATTCGAGTGCAGTTGGACGGCATCGATCCGAGGGGCGTACTACGCTCGCGAGATGGAAGACTTAACCGACGCAGATCGGATAACGACGATCACTCCACCGGGCGACGCGCTTGTCCATACGAGCTGGGACCTGGGCATCGGGGATGCGACGGCAATCGTTATGTGGGCGTTGGTCGGGCGCGAGATCTGGCTCATTGATTATTACGAAAACTCTGGCGCTGGTCTTGCGCATTACGTCGAGCATTTGCGGAGCTTGCCTTATAAGTTTGGCGACCATTATCTGCCGCATGATGTCAAAGCCCGTGAGTTGGGGACCGGCGTGACGCGCCAAGAGACGCTGCAACGGCTCGGGCTTAAATGCGAGGTCCTGCCGCAGCAAAAAGTGGACGATGGCATAAACGCGGTGCGAAACCTTTTGCCGCGTTGCTGGATAAACGAAGAAAAGTGCGGTCGATTAATCGAGGCATTGCGCCAATATCGAGCAGCTTGGGATGACAAACGGCAAATGTATCGAGCGACGCCGGAGCGAGACTGGACGACCCATCCCGCCGATGCCGTGCGATATATGGCGATGGCGGTTGCCGAGGTCGAGGTTGGCGTGAGCGGCTGGACGCCAAAGCCCGAAAACAATGTGGCATGGATACGATGAATGGCTTATGAGCAAGACGATTCAGATGCCGGTTTTGAAGATGCGGACCTGCGCCCAGACGCCAAAAACGAAACCGAGCTGCTCGCTATAATCCAATCCGAGCTTCAGGACGCGATCGGCTATGGGTCAGACGGCATCGTTGAGCGGCGGGCATTAAATCTCCAGCAGTATTTGGGGCAAGCCCAGGGCGATGAGCGCGATGGCCGCAGCCAAGTTCTGGACAGATCGGTTCTGGAGACCGTTGAGGCGTTGGTGCCGTACCTCCACCGGCTGGTTGTCGCTGGCGGGGTGGCCCGTTTTGAGCCTGTTGGCGATGGCGACGAAGAGGCCGCTGAGCAAGCGACGGATGTCGTTGACTATATATTGAGCAAGCAAAACGACGGGCATCGGATTATGTCCACGTTTATTAAAGACGGGCTGATATCTGATGTCGGCGTTTTGAAATGGTATTACGACGAGAGCATTGAGGTAAAGCTGGAGAATTTCGAGGGGCTAACCGACGACGAGATGGCCCGTTTTGACATGGATCTTGAGGCCGACGTTATG